ACTAACCTTGATGTTAGCAAGCACTAACTTATATGTGAGCGGTCACTAACATAGAGGTTAGCGGTCACTGACTTAGATGTGAGCACTCACTCCGCCTGGATGTGAGTAGGCACTAACTTAGAAGTGTGCGCTCACTAACATGGGGGGGGAGGGGTCGGGTTGTGCTGTAATATTTACAGGAGCCTCCCACCCTCCTAAAAAGGTAAATTGGCTCTTTTTAAACGAGGCGAATATGGAAAAAAAGAAGCGTGGCCGTCCAATCAAGATGACGATACAGCGGTATGCGGAGAACCCTCCTGCGGTACTGCCTAAGACTGATACACAGCGTCTGAGGGAGCTTAAAGAGCTGATGATTCGTTCTGGGGGTAAGGATGTTGCTGAGAAGGTGATTGAGATTGCCCTTAATGATGATCATCCTGGGCAGATGGCTGCGTTGAAGATGTGTCTTGACCGGACGTTGCCTATGTCTATGTTTGAGAAGGACAAGTCTCAGAGGTCTGCTGTTACGATCAACATTACGGGTCTTGGAGCACCAGCACCACTTGTAGAGGATATAACGGATGTCTGATCTGAACTTCTCACTCCTTCCTTGGCAACAAGAGGTCTATACAGACATAACACGGTTTAAAGTGATTGCAGCCGGACGGCGATGTGGCAAGTCTCGGTTAGCGGCTACTACGCTCATTATTGAGGGGCTGCGCTGTCCACAAGGCTCGGCGGTCTTGTATGTGTCCCCAACAATGGGGCAGTCCAGACAGATCATCTGGGACTTGCTGCTTGATCTGGGGCGGGAGGTCATCCAATCCAGTCATGTCAATAACCTAGACATCACCCTGATCAACGGGGCGCGTATATACGTCCGTGGCGCTGACAGACCAGATACCCTGCGTGGAGTCTCCTTGACCTATGCCGTACTAGATGAGGTGGCTGACATCAAGCCCGAGGCGTGGGAACAGGTTATTCGGGCTTCTCTATCCGATAGGAAGGGTCGGGCGATGTTTATCGGCACTCCAAAGGGGCGCAACTGGTTCTATGACCTGTGGAAACTTGGGCAAGATGAACAGGATGCGGACTGGAAGTCCTGGCACTTCACCACTGCTGACAACCCCCTGATTGATCCAACGGAGATTGAGTCAGCCAAGAAGACCCTATCCTCCTTCTCGTTCAAACAAGAATACATGGCATCCTTCTCCAACGCTGGGGCAGATGTCTTCAAAGAGGAGTGGATCAAATACGGGGTAGAACCTGAACACGGAAGCTACTTCGTGGCGGTTGACTTGGCTGGCTTTGAGGAAGTTGCCAAACAAGCGGCTAATGCCAAGAAAAGGCTGGATGAGTCGGCCATTGCGGTTGTGAAGGTAACGGATGACGGCAAGTGGTTTGTCAAGGCTATTGAACACGGGAGGTGGGATATCCGTGAGACAGCTTCTAAGATTCTGATGGCGATGCGGGAATACCGGCCTTTAAGTATTGGCATTGAGAGGGGGGCTTTGAAGAACGCTGTTTTGCCGTATCTAAGTGATTTGATGAGAAAAAACAATGGCTACAGCCACATTGTCGATTTAACCCACGGCAACCGTAAGAAAACAGATAGAATCATCTGGTCGCTTCAAGGAAGGTTTGAGCATGGCCGAGTCATCCTGAACAGCGAAGAAGACTGGGCAGACTTTACTGACCAGCTTCTGATGTTTCCCTCGCAGGGTGTGCATGATGACTTGCCGGATGCGCTGTCATATATCGACCAACTGGCCGTGACAAGCTACTTTGAGCAAGACGATGACGATGCGTGGGAGCCGATGGACGTAATAAGCGGGGTCTAGCATGCAACTTTTTAACGCGCAGCTTTTAAATAATTTAGTTACGCGTAGTTCTCCTACGCCACCATCAACTGGCTTTAAGCCTTTAGAGGGTTTTGCTAAACAAACCCCAACTGGGTCGGTATCTAAAGAAGATGCGTTCTACCAGTCACCTGAGTACAAAGCCTTTCAAAACAACCCATCAAACATGACGGGTACGATGGATGTGTACAACTCCCCGTACTTTGGGCAAATGGGTTCAGGCTCAATAGGTAGAGCGCAAGACGCCGCCTACATGCAATACAAAAACTCACTGGCTGGACAGATACCGGCCGCTGGGCTAGCAAATCAGATACCAGAAGCTGCCCCTGTTGCTGGACTAGCCGAGCAGATGCCAGTTTCTGTCGGACAAATGCCAGAGGTCGGGCCAAACGTAATGATTGGTGGGCAAGTAGCCCCACAGCAGCAGCAAAATGCACCACAATCAATTGGCGCGGGGCTATTTGGTGGGCAGTTCCAAAACTTGATGATGCAACAGCCACAATTTTATAACCCGCTGATGGGATATAGCGGGACTCAAAATTTTGGTGGGTTATTTGGGCAGCAACAAAACCCAATGAACCAGTACCGTGGATCAAGTTATTTAATGCCACCTCCGCAACAACCCCAGCAGCAACAGCAATTCAGTCCACAAACACCGGCATTTTTTGATAGCCTTGCCTATCGACCGCTATAAATTGCCAATACAATAGCCGACACAACGAGGTAACGCTATGGATCAAAATGAGTTCGACGAACCAACAGAGAACGACAAAGAGCTAACCTCCTTTGTCATTGACCACTGTGACCGCTGGCGCGACTGGCGCGACACCAACTATCTTCCCGACTACCTAGAATACGAACGCATTTTCCGTGGCGAGTGGGCTGCGGAGGACAAGACGCGAGAGTCTGAGCGCTCACGGATCGTGACCCCTGCCACCCAACAAGCGGTAGAGACTCGACACGCCGAGATCATGGAAGCGATCTTTGGTCAGGGCGAGTTCTTTGACATTGAGGACGATCTAAGAGATGTCAACGGCAATCCTCTGGATGTCGAGGCGCTTAAAGCCCAGTTGATGGAAGACTTCAAGCAAGACAAGATTAGAAAAGCTATCGATCAGATCGAGTTGATGGCTGAAATCTATGGCACTGGCATTGGCGAGATTGTGGTGAAGACCGAGAAAATCTTTGAACCAGCCACCCAGCCGATTCCAGGCCAGATGGGGCAAGCTGCTATTGGTGTGGTGGAGAAAAGCCGCATTGCAGTAAAGATTACGCCGGTCAACCCTAAGAATTTCTTGTTCGACCCCAACGGGACATCTATTGATGACTGCATGGGCGTAGCAATTGAGAAGTTTGTGGGCATCCACAAGATCGTGGAGGGTATCGAAAAGGGCATCTACCGCAAGGTAAACATCACTACGGGCGATGAAGACACTGATCTTGAGCCGACTCAAGAAGTCAGCCAGTACAGAGACGGAAAAGTGCGGCTGCTGACGTACTACGGCCTTGTGCCAAGGGAGTACTTAACCGAGAAGGACGAGGAAGTCGAGAATCTATTTCCTGATGACTCGGTTGCAGAAGATTATAGCGATATGGTCGAGGCCATTGTCGTGATTGCCAATGAGGGTTTGCTGCTAAAAGCAGAAGAAAACCCGTACATGATGAAGGATCGTCCAGTTCTGTCTTATCAGGACGATACTGTCCCGAATCGGCTGCTGGGTCGAGGCACGGTGGAGAAGTCCTACAACATGCAGAAGGCAATTGACGCTCAAGTGCGTAGCCATCTGGATTCACTGGCGCTGACCACCAGCCCAATGATCGGTTTGGACGCTTCCCGACTGCCACGGGGCGCTAAGTTTGAAGTGAAGCCTGGCAAAGCCTTCATGGTCAACGGCAACCCTGCTGAGATTCTCTACCCGTTTAAGTTTGGTGAGACAAGTCTGAACAATCTGAACACGGCCAAAGAGTTTGAGCGCATGCTTTTGCAAGCCACTGGCACGATGGATGGTCAGGGCATGGTCAGCCAAGGCAATCGGGACGGCGCTGGCATGTCAATGGCAGTGGCTACGATTATCAAGAAGTACAAACGCACACTGGTGAACTTCCAAGAGGATTTCTTAATCCCGTTCATCCAAAAGGCGGCGTTCAGGTACATGCAGTTTGACCCAGAGCGCTATCCAAGCGTGGACATGAAGTTTGTCCCGACGGCCACGCTGGGCATCATTGCTAGAGAGTACGAACAACAGCAGTTTGTCGGTCTGTTGCAGACGCTTGGCCCGAATACACCAGTCTTGCCGATCATCTTGAAGGGCATTTTTGCCAACTCCAGCCTGTCTAACAGGTATGAAATGATTGCGGCACTTGACCAGATGAGTCAGCCCAACCCACAGGCGCAAGAGTTGGAGCAAGCCCAGCAGCAGCTGGCATTGCAAGCAGCACAGGCTCAGATTGCGGTGCAGACTACGCAAGCAGAGCAAAATCGGGCAGAGGCGCAGAAATTGGCAGTTGAAACGCAGCTTATGCCGCAAGAATCGCAAGCCAAGACTATGGCGGCGCTGACAAAAAATCTGCCAGATGACAACGAAGGCAAAGAGTTTGACAAACGGGTCAAGATTGCTGAGTTGATGCTCAAAGAGGCGGATATTAAGAACAAATCCAAGATCGTTGAGTTGCAAATGGCGGACAAGCAAAACAAGGTATCGGGGATGGAAGACGACTTCTTGGATCAGTTGACCAAGGAGTTGAACAATGGACGTTGAAAGCCTAGCAAAGCAGCTAATCCTCAAGGGGATGACGGAGGAGCAGCAAAACGCTGTCCTTGAGTCCATCAAAACAACGATGGGCAACGCTCGCACGGTGCAAAAGCAGCGTATTGGCGAGAATGTGCAAGTCGTGGTTCAGGCGCTTAAGAAAATTGAAGCTGATATTAAGTCTCGCTACGATGAAACAGGCAAAGCCATTGAAAAGCGGGTTGCCAGCATCAAAGATGGCCGTGATGGGCGTGATGGTGTAGATGGCAGGGCGGGAAAAGACGGAAGGCCAGGTCGTGACGGCGCTGTTGGGCCTCGCGGAATTGATGGACTGAACGGCAGCAACGGCGTTGATGGTGTAGACGGCATTTCTATCACTGATGCCCACATTGACTTTGATGGCAGCTTAATCATTACGCTGTCTGACGGCAAGTTGTTAAATGTTGGCGAGGTTGTCTCGCAAGACATTGCCGAAAAGATTAAAGTCATTCAAACCATGTCCACCAACGGGGCAGTGGGCATTAGCGACGAGGGTAGCTCGATCTCCACGGGTGTGAAGAACATCAACTTTGTTGGCGCGACTGTTACCGCTACCAATTCTGGTGATGATGTCACGGTCAACGTGAGTGCTGGAACAGGAACAGTGACAAGTGTCGCTGTATCGGGTGGCTCCACAGGTTTGACCACAAGTGGTGGGCCAATCACGACAACCGGCACGATTACCTTGGGCGGGACTCTTGCGGTTGCAAGCGGTGGTACAGGGACTGCAACTCCTAGCTTAGTTGCTGGTACAAACATCACTTCGATAACAGGTAGTTGGCCTAATCAGACAATCAACGCAAGCGGTGGTTCTGGAACGGTAACAAGTGTTGCGGCTACGGGTGGCACGGGCATCAGTGTTTCGGGTAGCCCGATCACAACTTCTGGCACGTTGACCATCACCAATACAGCGCCTGATCAGACAGTTGCTTTGACGCAAGGCGGCACAACCACGATCACTGGTACTTACCCTAACTTTACGATCTCATCTGCTGACCAGTTTGTCGGCACTGTTACCTCGGTCACTGGAACATCACCCGTTGCTTCTAGCGGCGGAACAACTCCTGCAATTAGCTTAGCATCTGGCTACGGTGACACGCTCAACCCTTACGCCAGCAAGACGGCTAACTTTGTTTTGGCTGCGCCCAACGGGACTGCGGGTGTACCGACCTTCCGCGCTATTGTTGCGGCTGACATTCCTACGCTCAACCAAAGCACCACAGGCAGCGCAGCTACCCTTACCACTGGCCGCACGATTGCAGTCACGGGTGATCTGACCTACACCAGCCCCTCTTTTGATGGATCGGCCAATGTCACTGCTGCTGGCACACTGGCGACTGTCAATGCCAATGTCGGCTCGTTCACGGCGGCAAACATCACGGTCAATGCCAAGGGTCTGATTACTGCGGCATCTAACGGAACTGCTGGCGCGACTATCAGCAACGACACCACCACGGCGAGCAATCTCTACCCTCTCTTTGCTGCGGTCACTAGTGGAACGCCAACAACAATCTACACCAGCGACCCCAAGTACTTGTACAAGCCAAGCACTGGTGAGTTGCAAGCCTCCGTAGTGGTGGCCTCCAACGGCTTGGTTGTTAATTCCAACACCGTAGCAACAAGCTACAGCATCCCAAGCGGAAGCAGCGCCATGAGTGCAGGGCCAATGAGCGTGTCGGGTGGGGTAACAGTAACAGTACCTTCGGGTTCAAGATGGGTGGTTTTATGAGTTTAATTCTAGACGGCACAAGCGGCCTTTCTGATGTGGACGGCACAGCCGCCGCCCCTGCGCTCAGAGGCACTGACGCCAACACCGGCATCTTCTTTCCAGCGGCTGACACCATTGCTTTTGCTGAAGGTGGCGCGGAGGTTGCAAGGTTTGACAGCGCGGGGAATTTTGGGCTTGGCGGCGCGGCTACCAACGATGGTGGCTATGGAAGATGTTTGCAGGTTACTGGCACTGAAGCAGTGCTAGAGCTAAAAGCAGGAAGCGATTTTTCGTATTTAGCCCAAAACGGGGCTACGCTGCAAATCAGGAATAACGCCACTGCTGGTGCGATGACTTTTTCCACTGTAAGCACAGAACGCGCCCGTATCGACTCCAGCGGTAACTTGCTGGTGGGGACTACTACTGCAAATGGAAAAATAACTGCTTCTACTGCGGTTACAAATGCCAGTGTTTTATCCGTTGCTAGTACAAGTGCATCTTATGCCGCTATACAAATAAAATCAGTTTCTGCCGCAACCGCAGGTACAAATTGGTATCACTTTGTTGGTTATTCAAGTAATGAAGCAACAAACAACATATTTATATATGGTAATGGAAACATAGTAAACGCAAATAATAGTTATGGCGCACTCTCAGACATTAAACTTAAAGAAAACATTGTTGATGCTACGCCAAAACTGGACAAGCTGAATCAAGTTCGCATTGTCAACTACAACTTGATTGGTGAAGAACAAAAGCAGCTTGGTGTTATCGCCCAAGAACTTGAGCAGATTTTCCCAAGCATGGTTGATGAGTCGCCTGACCGCGACAAAGAAGGCAACGACCTTGGAACTACCACCAAGTCGGTGAAATACAGCGTGTTTGTTCCAATGCTCATCAAAGCCATCCAAGAGCAACAAGCCACCATAGTGTCTTTACAAGACACGCTCACAGCCCTGACAACCCGTTCCACGGCGCTTGAAGAGCGCCTTTCCGCACTGGAGGCAGCATGAGTCTTATCGCAATGCAAGGTGGCGCTACCGGCACTGGTACGGTCACCCTGTTAGCCCCCATCACAAACACCAACAGGACGCTGACGCTGCCTGATGCTACGGGGACTGTAGCCACTGCTGAATCCACCCTGACTCAGTTTAACGCCAGTGGCTCTGCGCCTGTTTACGCTTGCCGCGCATGGGTCAACTTCCAAGGCACAGGCACTGTAGCAATTCGTGCAAGTGGCAATGTGTCGAGTGTTACGGATAACGGCACGGGTAGCTACACGGTAAATTTTACTACTGCAATATCCGATGCAAATTACTGTGCAAGTGTGACTGTTTTAAACACGGTTTCAAGTGATTACGGATGCGTAGCTGTTGGTGGGGTTACTGCTGGCGCTGTAAGTGTTAATACATTTCAAACTAACGGAACTACTGTAGACACCAGCGGCGTATTTGTTGCCGTCTTCCGCTGAAAGAACCCCATGACACAAAGAATCATCTACAAAACTCCAGACGGCGGCGTGGCAGTAATTGTCCCAGCCACCACCATTGAAGCCTGTATGAAAGACATCCCAGAGGGCGCTGAGTACGCCATTGTGGATGTTGCAGACATTCCGTCAGACCGCACATTTAGAGGAGCATGGACATGGGCATCGTAATCGACCTGACCAAAGCCAAGGCCATCACGCATGATGCGCGTAGAGTTGCCCGTGCTGCTGAGTTTGCACCACTGGATGTGAAGGCCACCATCCCATCTGAGGCTGTGGCTGCTGAAGCTGCCCGTGCTGCCATCCGCGCCAAGTACGCCGACATCCAAACGGCTGTTGATGCTGCTGCTGATGTGGCTGCGCTTAAAACCATTATGGAGCAACTAGTATGACCGTAGCAGTAAGCGGTGAGAGCATCACCTTTGCAGACAGCAGCGTACAGACCACCGCTGCCACGGGCTTTGGCTTCAAGAACCGCATCATCAACGGCGCGATGATGATTGACCAGAGGAACGCTGGGGCGAGTGTTACGATTTCTAACTCTACTTCTGTGTACACACTTGATAGGTGGCGGTTTTTTGAAAATACTGATGGCGTAATTACTGCCCAACAAAGCAGCACAGCCCCTGCTGGTTTTACAAATTCGTTGTTGGTTACTGTTACAACAGCAGACACATCTATTGGCAGCACTCAACTTGCTATTGTTGAGCAAAACATTGAGGGGTTTAATTCTGCTGACTTTATGTTTGGCTCTGCTTCTGCATCTACAGTTACTTTAGGTTTTTGGGTTCGTTCTAATTTAACAGGTACTTTTGGCGGTGCTTTGCGTAATTCTGGCGACACAAGAAGTTATCCGTTTTCATACACAATAAATTCAGCTAACACTTTTGAATTTAAAACTGTTACTGTTGCTGGCGATACATCAGGTACATGGTTGACAACAAACGGCATTGGGCTTGCTGTTACTTTTGGGCTTGCTGTAGGTAGCACATATTTGGGCACTGCTGGCGCATGGGCGGGTGCAAATTATCAATCAGCCACAGGGCAGTCTAACTTGCTGGCTACAATTGGAAATACCTTCTACATCACAGGCGTACAGCTTGAAAAAGGCAGCACAGCCACATCGTTTGACTATCGGCCTTATGGGACGGAGTTGGCGCTTTGTCAGCGGTATTTTTGGCGGTCTAACACCTCCAACGCAATTGGAATTGGCGGCTTCTACGGCGGGTTCCACAACACTATTACGTTTAGTTCCGTTGTTAAGTGGCCGGTAGCTATGAGAGCAGCGCCAACAATCACAAGAGGCGGGACAAGCGACAACTTTTATGTGGCGGGGATTTCTGGCGCGGTTACCGCAACGACTGTTACCCCGTCAATTACCGTAAATGGTGCGTGGACAGAATTTACCAGCGCCAGCCCGACTGCGGGGCTTGGCTATACCGCAGCATATAACGGGCAGCTTTCTGTTTCAGCGGAGCTTTAATTATGTACCAACTCTTACCCACCACCCTCACAGGCACAGCACAGTGCGCCAAACGCCTGTCTGACAACGCATTCATCCCCTTTGACCCAGCCAATACCGACTACGCTGAATATTTGAAGTGGCTGGCAGAGGGCAACACGCCAGAGGCCGCAGAGTGAACCAGATAGACGCCACAGACGCCAAGCTGGCCACGCACGAAGAGATTTGTGCCATGAGGTACGCACAAATTCAAAGGTCGTTTGAGTCAGGCAGCAAACGCATGAGCCGCATTGAGTACATCCTCTATGCGCTGATTGCGGTCACGCTGCTTGGCCCAGGTTTTGCCGCTGAACTGCTCAAGAAAATCCTAATGTAATCATGGACGCTCTGCCGCCGATTCCCATAGTCCAAGCACCAGCGGTAGAGTGCGTCAGGTGGTCATGGTCATCTGATAGGCTTCAGGTCTGGTGCTTAAAGTGGCGGGAAAAAGGCAAACCTGAACCTAAGAAGGTAGCGGAAAGTGATTGATCCATTAACAGCGCTAGCGGGTATCCAAGCAGCAGTCGCCCTGATCAAGAAGGTCAGCAAGACCGTGGACGATGTGTCCTCGCTCGGCCCCGTTTTAGGCAAGTATTTTGACGCGAAGTCCACAGCCACTAAGGCAGTTGTACACGCTAAAAAGTCGAAATCCAGCATGGGAACGGCCATCCAGATTGAGATGGCGCTAGATCAGGCCAAGCGCTTTGAAGATGAGTTGCAGCTCTTGTTTATGCAAAGCGGGAAAATCGATGTCTGGAACAAGATTAAGTCCAGAGCAGCGGCAATGGATGTTGAGTCTGCCCATGATGCGCGGCGTGAAAAAGAAGCTGCGGCCAACCGCAAGAAAGAAATGGATGAGGTCATTGAGATCGTGCTGGTGACGCTTGTTCTATTTTCAATTCTTGGGGTTATTGGGTATTTTACCTTTGGCATTCTCGCGCAGCGCGGGTAAGTTATGGCAGATGAACGCCTTAACTTAGTTGACAAGGTGCTGGCCTATGTGTCCAGCCCTTTCAGACTGTTTGCAATGGTGCTTATGGCGGTTTTGACCTTTTCAGGGTATTTTGTATACACAAACCAAGATATGCTTATTGGGGCTTACAAAGAGTCAAAAAAGATTCCAAGCATCGCCGAAGACAGGGTTGAGGACGCTGCTGCCCACTTGTTTAAGCAATCTGGCGCTCTGATAGTGGCCGTCTTTAAAGTCAATCCAATGTTTGGGACAAGGGTTTTGTATAGGGCGTATGGGAAAAATGGCAGGGACAAGACCAATGACGGGCTGGACGTTGGCTTGTTTACCCAAAACGCCAGTAATAACGCCGATGTGGTCAAACTGATGGCAAGTGAGATACCTTGTGGCGAATACAAATCTGCACAGTCGGAAATGGGGCTTTGGTATATTGCCAAAGGAGTCGCCTATACATGCCGTATTTCTGTCCCGCCGGAACCTGGCAGGTTTGTTGGGCAAATCACGGTTGGCTGGGCTACAGAGCCTGAAGACCTTGACCAAGCAAAGGCAATGCTGCAAATCGCAGCAACTATGTTATCTAGGAGTAAACAGTGAATCCAGAGCTACAAAAATACTATGAGGATCGGTTTGACCTGTTCTCCCGCCAAGGCTGGGCTGACTTGATGGAGGATGTTGACAACATGCTCATCCCGTTAAACAATGTCTCTACCATTGCGGACGAAAAAAGTCTACAATTCCGCAAAGGCGAGATTTCTATTCTTATTTGGCTAAAAACCCTGAAAGGGGTCAGCGAACAAGCATACGAGGAACTCAATGAAAAGAATGTATGAATTTGTCTGCGATTGCGGACAACGCACAGAGGCACTGACCGATTATGAGACGATCAGTGTGCTGTGCAGATGCGGG